TTGAGGTCCTTGTCTGGGCTAACCAGTACAAAGTTCGTGTCTTCGTCTTTGGTGCAGATGATGCCTAGAACATCGTCAGCCTCGATGCCTGCAATGGTGAGTGATGGCCATGTTTCCATTGCCCATTTCTTGAGGCGCAGGTAGCCAGCAGGCTTACGTTTTTTACGGTTTGATTTGTAAGCCGGGTCGATGTCTTTGCGAAAGTTGTGGCGGTCAGTCCACGTCAGCAATACATCTTTTGAGTCAAACTTTTCTTGAAGGTTGGTGATCTCTTTGGTGAAGACCTTCTGGCCTTCAGAGAGATTGCCGATGATGACCGTCAGATCTTCATCTAGCTCCAGCTCCTCCTCGGCTGCTGCTGCACTTCTAAAGCAAAAGAAGTCAGCATCAATTCTGAGCTGGGGTGGTTTTAGTTTCACGGTAGGTAAGCGGGTGATCAGCTTTGGCCCAAAAGTTCTTCAGTTCGGGTGGGAATCGATTACGAATCCACTGCACTCGCCATTGCGTGATGTCGCCGGTCGGAATGACCAGCACTGGAATCACACCCTTTGCAACTCGGTTGGTATTGCCATGCCAACCAGTACCAGAAGGTCGAGCCAG